ACTTGTAGTTACGGAGAATAGTAGCAAGCATCATAACTTGCAATTCTGTGTCCATGTTGTCAAGGAAGAAGCGGAACACGTTGTCGAGTTCACCGTGCCATGACGTATTCTCGCTGTCTTTCATACGCTCACCGCCACGACGATCATAACTATCCTTGAGTTCATAGCAGCAAGAAACAGTCAGCGAATACTTTGCACCGATATCCCGTGCCTTGAGTTCCTTGACCTTACCAGATAAGATGTCGGAAGGGTTAGGCATTTGGCTTGCCACCTTACGATGTGCGGCAAACTTAAGTGCAACACCTTCACCAACCGTACCAGACACAAGGTCATTCAGTTCTGTATCTGCAAGGTCTTCTTGCAACAGATCGCTAACAAATGACCATGAACGAGGCGTAGCAAACGATGAACCGCTTTGGCGAGGATCAAAGTTGAACAAATCGTTCTTATTGCACGTCACGTAAGCAACAACGTCAGGGTTAATGGCATTGTTCAATGCCCAATCATTCCACGACTCGAAATCAACACGCAAGTTCAAGTGAACAAAACGGTTGGCAAGTGGCGATGGCATACGATACACCACACCACGGTCAGTGTCACGGTTACCAGCGGCAACGATAACAACATTATCAGGAAGTTCATACGTGCCAACACGACGATTAAGAACAAGCTGATATGCAGCAGCCTGTGTTGCTGGTGCGGCAGAGTTCATTTCGTCAAGGAACAGAACCACAACAGGATACTTGGCAGCTTCTTCTGCTGTAGGCAGATCAGGTGGAGCATTCCACATAGCATTACCAACGGTTGGGTTGTAGTACAGAACACCCTTGAGATCGCTAGGGTCCATAAGTGCAAGACGCAAGTCATACAGCTTGCCGCCCATGCTTTCACAAATATCTGCAACCAGTTCGGACTTGCCGATACCTGGTGCGCCCCACAAGAAGATAGGACGTTTACGCTTCATACATACCATGATTTCACGCTTTGCGGAAGCGAGAGTAACGGTGCGCACTTCGGAAAGTGCCTCATTCGGTTTAGCCATTTGTTTTCTCCATCAGTTGACTATAACTTAATATAACATATTATTTTGTGCTGTCAAGCACTTTTTATCAGATAATTGAACCATCATGGTAAAGACGATTAAACTCACGAATAGCAAAATAGTTAATTCGCTTACCAGTTTTTGTAGGAACTTTACCGCCTGTGGCAATACCATATTGGCGACCACGCTCATAGCACCACTGTGCGGCACCGTGAGAAGCAGTTTCCCACTTGTCATAGTCGGGATCAAATGGGCGACCAGTAACCGCATCTTGTACACCTTTGGTAAAATAACGGTTATGAAGGATGGTGGAAATCTTAACCTTACGGGTGCTTGCCTGTGCCATCTCGCCTCTCCATTTCTTATATTAACAATATAACACGGATTTAAAGGTTGTCAAGCACTTTTTTTAATCCGCACATAGTGCAAACGGGTTTGGTTATTATCATCGTGCTTGTGGACACGGCCTGTCAAATTAATGACAGTGCCACGTTCTAACTTTTCCGAAAGCGGAAAACAAATCAAATTTTGGTCATTTGTAAGAGCGGTATGATACCATTTGTTATAATTGGCACTGTAAACCGCTGATTTAATGGTAACTTCTGCTTCAATATTGTCGCCAACATTACCGATATGACGGCTATTTTCGGCAATAATACGCAATTCATCCTTGGCTTTTTCACGTCCAATGGCGTTATTATAGGAACTTGGGACGCTGGCAACCAATGCTAACATTTTGAAATCATTGGCATTTATTTCTTTTTGTTCTGTCAATAGGACCAAATTTTTCCAATAATCGTGTAATGTTCCAGCAATAAGTTCGATCATCTTGCTGTCAAGATACTCACAAATTTGTTCAGCAAATTCAATATCTTGCGGTAAAATGCTAAAGTTTTTCTCTGGATTGAGAAATTCACGCATAAGTGCGCCATTGCTTAACTCGCCTTCTTGGGCATCATATCGTTTGATATAACGACCATTTGTTCGTTGTGCCGCACAAGCAGCAGACATGGCATCTTTTAAGCCAATAGTAGTCATTTTGCACCTTTATGCTTTGGGTTACGGCTATAACTTCCCTTGCCCTTACGGGGGGTGACAATTTTTTGACGGTATTTTGGGTCAGCCAATGACTTGGCAATAACGCTACGCATCGCTAGTTCTCCATCTATAATGCTATAATATCATATAATTATGTCTTGTCAAGACATATTTTGGATGGCTTGTCCCAAATCACCGCCACAAAGTTCAATCATCATACTTAATTCGCCATCCATTAGGAATAATTCCCCTGTGCTCATTTGATAAAACCAAGGGTGGGAGTGATAACGATCCATTAGTACAAGTTCTTTGCCGTTAATTTGATATTTTTTTCTATCAATATGATGTTCATAGAATTTATAGCCATAACTACGTAATATGTTAAAAGCAGTATTATTAAGCCTAAATCCAAAGTTTTTATTGTTATTATACCAATAAAGAATATAGATATTTTTCTGATTTATATGAGGAATTAGAGCATCATTGCCGTGTGCTAAATGATATAATTCGTGCGTCCACTCAGTCTTAGACCTTGCGCTCATTTTGTTGGATAAACTGCTGCGCCACTGTTTAATAGTACAACACTGAACCGATTGGTTTTGAATTGTGTATTGAGTTTTTTACACAGATTAATAGCATGACCTGGATTGCTGAAACTTGACTTTTTATATTTTGGACCAGCATATTGTGCTAACATGCTTGTAGTTTTGAGATTAACAGGTTTATTATCAAGAAAGATAGCCCAAATACCTTCACTAGCCAGCACTTGTTCTGACTTGTAAGTTTGTTTATTCGTAATTTCTAACAGTATTTGAGGCTTTGGTCTACTCATAATTGATAATGTCTATAGTTTATTTATCGGATCGATTCGATCCTAAAAATCTTTTCCCACCATTTCTACGTTTATAACATCTGCATTTTCAAGTTTTACTTCTAAATCAGCAATATGGTTTTCTAATTGCAAAACATATCCAAGTAAATCTACAAGTTCACTTTGCACTTTTCGTATTTCATCATTGTCAATAATCTGTTTACCAGCAGTTATTGTAGCACGATTATTAAATTCACGAATATAGTGGGTACTAGGCGGTCTCACTATTCATAATCCTTAAACGTTCTTGTTGCTCTAACTTGGTCTTGAATGGACCTTCAAACTCATATCGCTGTAGCGTGATAAGTTTTGGTGTAAACTCTGGAACAAATGTTTTATTATATTTTACAATATAATGGCCAGCACAATAATAACTACTGCTCTTATCATTTTTTGTATAAATTGGAAGTTTAAGTTTTACATTCCATAAGATATTATGTGGCGTATGATTAGTAGGATAATCATAAACTGTATTTTCAACAATGGGTTTTGTTTCACGACTACGACGAACAAACTTGATATCCTTGTTTGCAATCATTTCTTGCATAGATGGAAAAACTTCTACATTGTCTTCCATTGTGCAACGAACACCGCTTGTAGTTTGCGCAATGTTTCCAATGCGTTCACCACGATCATTTTCAATAATCCAGAAACGGTTTTCTACAATGCTTTTAGCTTTGAGTGTCATCTTTACTCTTTCCTTCGATCATATCAAACAGCGAATTATATTCAGCACGAACTTCAATGAATGAAGCCCACCCAATAGCGGCAACAATACCCATCAAAACACGATCATTATCAACATTCCAATATTGATATATCTCAAGTAAAAACACAGCAAGAACTGCCCACGGAAAGTATTTTACAAAAAAATCACGCATAAATTTGCTCCTGTAAAGGTTTGGAAAGGATATCAGCAATAGGTTGCACATTTTCACTCAACTTGACAAGTTCCCATTTACTACAAAACTTGATAAGATGAGTGCCAATTTGACGATTGCTCTTGGGCTGAACACGCATAAGTTCAGCATCAATAGCATCACGTATGTCCTGTGGTTGTGCAGTTAAATCCACAAGAACACGGTTTTCTTCATAACGGTCAAGCACACGATGTTCCACACCTTCATGGTCTGTCCAACGTTGCAACATCATATTGTTCCATGCCCAACCACGTTTATCACGGTCAGCAAATGCTTCAACCAGTCCAACTTTTTTGGCACTGCCTTTGGTGCGAACACCAGGATAAGCAGTCATAATATTATCGGTAGGGTCACCACGCATGCATTTTTCAAATAACACAAACTTTGGATCACCAACGGTCTTGTGTTCTTTGGTTTTATTATCAATTACTTCCTTGCCATTATCATCAAAATAGCCAGCAGTAGTGATATAATGGTTGACTAAACCATTATAAATGCTTACATTTTTGTCAAGCAACTGATGAAAGTCACTGTCATTGCTTAAGATGATATGTTCATCTTGTGGATGTAATGCAATCCAACGTGCAATAATATCATCTGCTTCCGCACGTTCAACTCTAATGACACTGCAGTTTGTTTTTTCATTTACCCATGCAGTAAAGTCACCATAGGCTTTCCAAAACTCTGCATCTTCCTCTGCTTCACGCACTGTCATTTTGTTTTTAAGAACAGCACGGTTTGCTTTGTATGTAAGTTTATGATCCTTGCGCCAGCTACGAGCCTCAAGCGCAAAAATAACATGGTCAGGTTTATGCAGACGATTTACTTTTTGTATCACATTAAACATAATGTGCAAGGCAAGACCAATCTTCTGCCACGTATCAGTTCCACGATTGGTGGAGTGACGGGCACGTGCAAACAGATTTGCTGTATCTACAAGAAGATATTTCATAATACTAATATAATGTAAGTGGGTTAATTTGTCAAGGGTTTATTTAAATTCGCTTCGACCATCACCTAAATTGGTTCTGGTAACATAGCGACTGCCTTCAAGATTAGGTGGGTTTTGTTCATTGGTTCGTATAATATTACGTGCCACATCATTAAGCCATGCATCTACAAGGTCTTCGGGATTGATACCACGATAACCATTTGCTCGCAGCATTTCAATAAATTCTGCATTCCAATCAAGTTCCATGCTACCCATACTTGGGTTTTGTGGATCAAAATCAAATCCAAGAACATTAACTTTTGGTTCTGCTTTTACAGATTTTTCTTTTTTTACACGTGGTTTTTTAGGTTTAGGTTCTGGTTTAGTTTCAGTAACGGCTGGTGGTGCGCTTTCTGTAATTACAGCAGAGGCGTCAGCGGTTTTGTTAGGTTCTGTATTCGTTGATTTGCCAAATAACTTATCAAGAAATTTCATTGACACACCATTTGAAATACTGGACGACCCCATGCATCACGACCAGCAAAATAGCGATTGCATACTGGTTGATAACCATAAGGTTGTGGATAATATTGTTGTGGATACTGTTGATATTGTGGTTGGTTCATACTATTGAGCATGCCACCAATAATCAATCCACCAACAAGACCACCAAAAAGGGCTGCACCTGCATCTCCACCACCGTTATTGTAGCCAGGTCGTGGACCTTCATAATGACGGTGACCATTCCAATCAGCATATGAGGCTGTTGGCGCTAAAGTAGCAATTACTAATATAGCAGAAAGTAACTTATGCATGGTGGTTCTCCAGTGGATATTACCCAATATAGCATATTTATCGGGTTTGTCAAGGGCTAATTTAAGTATGGGCGATGTTTATTTTCAAATTCTCTTATATATCTTTTGGCACTTGGATGTAGGACAATTTTCTCATTTTCCATATCTTCTGGTAATTCTGCCCCAAGATATTCATATATTTCACGAGTTTCTACGTATTCTTTACCATTTTTTGTTTGTTCAACAATATATTTTAACATAAAATACTCAATTTCTTCTTCACTTAAATCAAGTTCTTCTTGGCTATTCATTGGTCACCTGCAATAGTGTTAGATAGGTCTTCCACGCTTCTTCAAGTGACGGATGTTGTTGTTGAAGTTGCTTTTGTTTCGCATACGGAATATTAAAAAACGCACTATCATCTGTTTGTAATAATGCGTTATCAATCCATCTTTTTATATTATTTTTACGAGCATCATGAAATTCTTGCCATCCTGCACTGTCACGTGTAATGGGTCGTCCAGTATCATACTCGTAGTCGTATTGAGTTTGGCTCACCTGTTACTTATCACATATTGGGTAACAATTTCGGTAAGTTCAACACCAAGAGTTTCTAAACCATCTGGAATAATATAAACCTGGCTGTTACAGCGATCCTTGATACGGTCATATTTGTTAAATTCTACAATATAACCACCATTATCAGCAAACCATAGCTTGAAATCAACATAATCTTTTGATGGAATTGAATTTCTTAAGTGTGATGATCCGATTGCACCACTATCATCATAAGTTTTCACAAGAGAGTTGATTTGATTATGATTATCCCAAGCCCATTTTACTTTTTTGGCAAACCACCGATCAAACCATTTCATTGAAACTGCCTTTCAATATCATCTTCTCTACACGCCTCGCCATATTGTGTTTCAATAATAACCAGTGGTTCCTTGCCAATGTTTACAACTTGATGCCAATTACCGACTGGAATTGAAACAGTTTCACCTGCCTGTAAAATTTTAGTAAGATCATTATCTAAACCACCACTATAATTTTTTACAACTCTGGCAACACCACTTTGAACTACCCAAAATTCATTGCGCTTGCTATGCTTTTGGTAACTTAAACAATGGCTTGGTTTTACAACCAGTTCTTTTACTTTAACATTACCACCATCATATAGGACTGTAAAATGTCCCCAAATTCTTTCTTCAATATTCATTTTACCTCAACTCCTAATTTCTTTAATAATTTTGGTGGATGTAAAGTTAAATAGTGATTTAAGAAATCAATATTATCTTGTGTAATATCGCATCCAAAATTTTTTAATTCTTTTTCTAAACTTTCAACAGTTAATAAATTTTGAAATTTTACCATAATATCAGCATGTGTCATTGCTAGATATACACGTTTTTCATATAAACCTTTTTTACTTTTTAATACGCCTTTTGCCATTTTATAAAAAAAATTATATGTTTTTTCTGTATCAAGAAACCAATAAGTTTTTTTGTACCAATTTAACCTTAATTGAGAACGAACATCAGTATAAACTAAAATTTTTTTTCCTGGTAATTTCATCCATGATGTAAAATCATTTACTGTATAGAAAATTCTATTTGAATTATTTTTAAGTGTCAATGTACGTTTATTATCTGGAAATATTTCATTTTTTTTCCATTCGTCTGGATTTTTAATATCAAATACATAATTTTTTGCTTCTAAATTGGACTTTTCTAATTCAAGAAAACAATTAAATTTATTGGTAAGCAATAGGTGATAAAAGAAATGTAATCCACCACAGCCACCACATTGAAATATATTTAAATCTTCATTATTTTCAATCATCAAATTTCTCTTTATTCATAGGTATTCGCATAGCAGCATGTGCCGCCGCTTCTTTACTGTGAAATTCTATATGAACTTTACCCAAACCGCAAGTTAAAAATGAAAAATCAATACCGTATCTATAACCTGCTTCACCCATCGCATTGCATATAATACAAGCGGCTTCTACGTCTTGGTAGTTAGCGTTTAGTGCGCCACCTTCTACATAATCACCAGGACCAAAAATATAGCCGTTTGATACAGGTCGTTGAGTAAGTGCTTTGCTTGGAAATTCAAGTATTAATGGTTTTTTTGACATTCATAAGCCAACATAAAAAAACTTACATGTTCTTCATTTGTGAACATGACAGGCAATTCTTTGCCATTATCATTTTGGAGAAAAACATAATCTTGACCATTACGCAATCCATGATGATTAAAAATATCTTTTAATTGACGCATTGCGGCATTACGTTTATTCCATAAATTATATCTTGCCGCACCTTTAAGTTCCTTAAGTGGAAACCTTGCTATATTATTTTCATTTTTATTGTAAAGTTGGACATCAAGATATGGCACTGGCAAATATCCATGAGTTACTGGACGCTTCCGTAGTTCTTTTCAGTAAACAATCTATCATCAATATCCCAGTTATTTGGGATTTTCTCTCCACGTCTTACACGCTCAAACTGCGAGTAAGCATGCTTATCTTTACGATAAAGTTCTGCCTCATTAAAGACAAAACCATATTCTACACAAAATACCTTGAAAGCCTCAAGGTCATTGAATACACGATTTACATTCTGGTTCTTAATCATTGTTATTTCCATTGTATAAATGTTACAAAATATGGACTTGCCAGTGCCATAGTTCTTATATTAGTTTGTTTTCTTATTTTTGTCAAGTAATTTATTATAGTGGTCAATAGCCGCTTGAAGTTTAGGAATATCTTCCTTATCAACCAGCACATCATCCCACACTAAATCTGCGCCAAAAATATACTTAAGTGCAGCCCAAACTCGTTTGTGGAATGGACGATAATTTACAGCTTGAATATTGACAATAAAGTCTGGCGTATAAGGCATTTCGTTGCCCCAATCATACACTTGGACAATTATTGTATGATCGGGTGATTGACATTCACATGAAAGAAAAACCTTAAGGTCATCGTGCTTTACTGTCATATCTTCAATGTTACTCATTATTTTGTCTTTGCTGGTAATAGATATTCATAATTGATAAGACCGCTATCAACTGTAATCTTGGCTACGCCATCATCACTGAACTGCATTGTCTTATCACCTTGAAGGTTAAGAATAGACATAACCAAACTTACTGGCCATGCCCAACCCTTTGTAAGAGTTCCTGTCACGCCACTTTGGAATACAAAGTTACCAGCATGAGTAGAAGCATCACCAAAGTAAAACTTCAAATCATTGCCTTCTGTCTTAGCAATAAAAGCAGGTTCTTCGTTGTTAGCTTGTGCTTGGAACTTAAGACGTTGAATAGCCGCAACTGTTGGCTCAATTGTAATACCAAAATTAGCACCACGGAAAGTTACAGTCTTCAACTTTTCATTGATAACTTCTGTTGTCATAAAACGATAATCATTCTTAAAATCACCATTTGCATTTTCAAAACGAATACCAACTGGCGTTGACGCACCATTACGAGTTTCACGTTTTAATTCAATAGTAGCATCTTTTGCATATTCTGGAATATTAAGAATAGTATTCAACTTTGACAAGTTGGGCATACCAAATACGCCTTCAAACTCTGCATTTACTGCATTGAATGTGGCATTAAGAATAAGTGTGCGGTCTTCGCTTACACTTTGAATTTTAGTTTCTTTGTCATCGCCTGAAATCTTGATAACATCAATTTTACCAGTTCCAAGTGTATGATGTACGATATCTATAAGAAAGTCTTTCATTGATTTAATCCTTTAGATGATAATAACAAATTTTAAATTATATGTCAATTATTTCTGCAACACCACCGCCAATTTTATATCGTGGTTGCAAGTCTCCGCTTTTGCGCCAAACCATATAACTGCTTTTAAGTGGTTTGATTTCAAAATTTTCTAAAACAAAGCCTAATTTTGATAATTCATTAATAATATAATTATAATCAATAACACTTAAGTTATTTTCTATATTAGCCTTTTGCGCCCATACTTTATCATTTGGTAGAAAGTTAAAAACCCAAGTTCCGCCATCATAGAGCAAATCACGCACTTGTTTGCTTATGTTAATAATATAATCTTCATTTGCTCCTATAAATTCATTAAAGCAATATACTATACCAAATGATTGTTGCGGCAATGATGACATATCATAACCTTGTATTTCATATTTTCTTAAACGACGATTAGCATAAAATTCATTATTCAGTGACTTTGCGGCATTAACACAAATATCATAATATCTGTCTGCTATATAAAATGGTTCAGCAGATACATTAAATGGTAAAAATTGACCATTGCCAGGAAATAATTCTAAAGTTGGAACATTGTTTGCAATATATTTTGATAGTAAACTTGATAGGTTAGATATATCATATTCGTTAAAGTTGTTAGATTCTATAAAAATTTTACGTGTTTCTAAACTTTGACCTTTTAGTCTTTTTGCATTTGTATCAGTATTATCTTTAAGTATTGATAAATCTTTTTCTAAACCAACTTGTAGTTTTACAATAAGATTATCAAATAAATCTGCTACTTCATTGAAATAAGAAGCAGATTTTCTATAACTTTCCTTTGCATCTTTTAAATTATTAAGATGATTTTGTGTTTCAAAAATATCCATTACTCAAACTCAAACAAACTTGTAAATGTATTAGTAATATTGGTTGCGTTAGTAATATCCCAATGCAGCACATCAAGAAGATTTTCTACCTTTTGCGTAACAATAGTATCTTCCATAAGGTCTTGGTCAAACGGCATATCCTTAAACCATTGTGGAATGCGTGACTCATCTGTTGGATAACCAATACTGGTTAACCCAAGTGGATTATCTTTTAACTTACACACGATTGTTTTCATGCCGTCTACAATCTCAAGTGAACGACTATCGCCATGCATTCTGCGGAGATTATTCCAGTTAATCGCTGCACGAACGTGACCTGGCATATTTGCCTTGCCTTGCTTCTTTTCTAAATCACCATAGTAGGTTAGTTTGTTAACACGCTTTGGTGTTCCTTTTTCCCAACTTGGTAGATTTTTAAAAGTATATTTGAACTGGCGAACTTCTTCAATAATCTGATCACGGTCTGCGCCATCCAATACTTTCTTCAAGATATCTGCAAGGAAATCTTGAACAACCTTTGGTGTATCCGACCGTTTAAGATCAAGTCCCATAGCCTTCATCTTGCCAGTTTTACCTTCTGTATCAAGACGCTTGCCTTCAAGGTCATAGATAAGCACAGCATAGCGTTTTTTGGTAATAAAAAGACCACGAGAGGCTACAAGTTCACGACCGCCCTTGATGATAGCACCAAGTTCTGGCGTAGTATGAAATGCTTCATACATGAACTTTGGAAAGGTTAGGTTGACCTGTTCACCAATACTGTCATATAGTTGAACACAGATTTCCTTATTCCATTCCATGCGACCACTCTCAACCTCGCTCTTGATGGTTGGCCACGCACTAAAGTAAACAGAGTCAGTATCACCATAGATTACGCTTTCGCCAACATGGTCATACTCGCCTGTAATCAATTGATTAACGGTGGCATCCATATGCTTCGCAATCGTGCGACCACATAGTGTGGTGCTTTGTCCGATGCGTTGGTCAAAGAAGCGGCAACCTGCGTTAAGAATAGCACCATAAAGCGAGTTCAAGTTAATCTTTTTAACCAACTGGCGCTTATCCCAGAATGCAATC